GTCCGTTTGTGGTTCTTTGCTTTCTTCTATTGTTGCACCTGCATTTGTTGGTCTAGTTAAACTACAATTGTAATACCAAAATCTTCTTGCTTTTACATCGCCTTCAATTTGGAATCCAAATGCAAAATTTTTGAAATTATCATTAGATGTTTCAATGTATGCACCATTTGAATCAACTGTTTCACCCATTATAGCTGTTCTAATTTCATCAGGTATCATGGCGATTTCTAAATCACCTTCATATCCTTGATTTGCTGTTGCACTATAATAGATGTAATTATCAGCATAAAAATCATTTGTGTCGCCTTGTGGTTCTAATGATAAATTAACTGCACCATTTACTGCGATTGGTGTTCCATATGTTATTGCACCATTTGCACCTTCAGTCATTACTGCCATTACACAATTTGATAAACCAAATTTTACTTTATTATTTGCCATAATTTATAATCCTCCTATATTTCATAAAAATTATGATAGATTTTTTCATCACTATCCCATACTTCATCATTTTTGGAATATGGTATTTTATTTGTTGTTAATAATTCTTCTAATTGTCTTTCAATTGCTATTTCCTTTTTTTCCGTTATAAGTTCTATTTCATAATTAAAAAACTGATGATATGTAATGCCATCAGCTCTAAATGTTGCAGGACTAGTTTCTCTATATACTATGAATGGTATTGGTATTTCCTTATCACTATCAAAATGGTCGTAAGCTACAGGTATAGTTAGTGTATTTAATAAATCAAACAAATTTTTATGTTCTATCATTATTAACCTCCATTTTTAATAACTTGTTCAACATCTTTTCTAAATGATTGGTTGCATTCTTTTTCAACCGGTTCAATATGTACTGTTCCACTTTTTTGTGGATCATATGTACCCCATGAACCATATTGATTCCTGATTGCATGTGGTCTTTCTAATAAATGTGTTAGTTGTGGATGTGTAGCATTATATATTGTTGCATGAACATATCCTTTGCCACTTCTTTTTGCAACCCTCCAACCTTTTCTATATGCACCACCACCTTTAACTCGTTTTGGTGATGTTACTTTTAATTTATTTTTACCATCTTCAACCACTTTAAATGCCGCCTCGGTGATTCCATCCTGAATATCATTTGAATATTCATTTAAAATGGATTTAATGTCTAATAAACTATTATTTTTAGCCATTAATTAACACCAATTTTCTTTGAACATACTAATACAATGTCAAACTTGTTTTTTGGTTCAACTACCCTTATTACTTCATATCTTTGATTATTCCATTCAATTTCATGTTCACCATGATAATTTAATTTTTTAATAACAAATTCAATTGATGGTGTAAGTCCTACCTCTACAGCACCATAAAATTCATTAGTCCTAACACTTTGTACCTTTGCATATGATTTATTGGAAGAAGAAAGGGCTGTGATTTGATTTCCAATATCATCAGCCCCGATTGTTTCTTCTATTAAATAAATTATTTCACTATATTCCATTTTGTTCTTCCTCTACTACATAAGGATATTCACCCCATGTATATTCTTTTAGATGTCTTAATACATCCTTTTGCAAAGAATAACTTTTAGAATACATTTCACTATTTGGCACATCTATAAAACTTAAAACATATGTAATAATAGCTGTTTGAACTAAACTATCAGGATTATCAACCAAAGAATTGACTATACCGATGTTTTTCAAATCTAGCTTTGCTGATTGAATCCAAGTATTAATCATACTATCAAATTCGGTATGGTTAATTCCCTGTATTTTTTTAATTTCCTCTAGCATAGTCCACCTTCTTTCTTAATTAAACTGTTTCAGGTTTTGCAATTTGAACAAATGCTTTGTCAGCAACAACACCTAAACCGATAAATTCTCTACCAAGTACTTCAATTAGATCTTCTTTCTTTCTAGATAATGTATCTAATTTGATTTCAATATCTTCACCTGCAGGGAAGTTAGCGATTGCACCATGTCCAAAATCACCAACTATTGCATATGTAGCACCTGTACTTGCAGCACTATATGCAGGTAGTGAATTATTAAATACAACTCTTAATCCTTCAAATGGATCTACACCATAACCATTAGCATATGCAGCAGCTTTGAATGCAGCCCATGTTAATTTGTTCATAACTATTGTTGGATTTGCAGCCTCATCGCTTAAATGTCCAATTGCATCAGCTATTGTACCAACTGCAGGAGCTAATGTAACTTTTCCAACACTAGGAGCACTTGAACTAGCTGTTGTAGTTAATGCAACTATTTTTGCAACTAATAAATCAGCAGCTTTTTTAGCAATTCTATAAGTTAATTCATCATAGATGTATCTTAAGAATGCCTCACCTCTCATATCATATACTTCATCACTAATTGAAATCCATTTTTTGATTGATACAGGTTTTAATTCTACAATTCCTTCTACTAATTCTTCTTCGCTAACAGCATATGCACCTTCAGTGTGTACTACTGCATCAGTTCCACTTATTTCAAATTGAACTTTTAGATTTCCTTTTACATTTGTTTTTCTTACTAATGCTAATAACTCATTGTTATCCCAAGCTGTTTTTACTTCATCTAATACAAAGTCAGGTACAGCTATTGTTCCATTAGTTGCATTTTCAGTTAATAATGCTCTTTCTTCACCTGTTTTAATATATTCAGCAAATGCATCAATATATTCTTTTGTGTTTCTTGTTTCCATTTTTATTTCCTCCTTTTTTAATTCCATAGAAACTTCTTTTGCCATTGCTTTTACTTCAGGTTGTTCTAAAGTTTCGGCAATTTCCTCTTGTTCTTGTGTTTCATTAATTTGGTCAGCCTCTTCATTCAAAGCATCTATTTCATTGTTTATTTCATCAACTTTGTCTAAATCTTCTAAACCATTAATTTCATCACGAAGTTCGAGTTTTCTTTCTTCAATTTCTTCTAGTCTTGTCATATTGACCTCCTTTTAATTTTTTGTTCTCTTTCGGGCTGATTCATTTCCCATTATTGGTATTCCACCATTTATTAAACAATTTAGCCACCATCCGGCAGCAAAAAACAACCCATTCCAAGTTGTTTTTCATA